TGGTCCTGCTAATCCACTTTATTGACTGTAATTGTCAAGATTTCTTTTCTAAAAGCAGGAAGAAACCTTTGCTTGTAGTTCTACTATAGCAGGTATTATTTCTATGGTATACTTTTTTTGATGGGGTTTTTGTATAGTAAGAGTTTCCTCCTTTCACTTACGCTTGACCCAAGAATCCCATCAGTTTTACTTGCATATACACAATATATGGTATACTTAGAACATCACTTTATAGTGATTCAGAAGACGGCTATTCACATAGCCTCCCCTTCTTTGTTTGTTAGTCAAACCCTCACGCAAGTGAGGGAGAGACTAGAACAATAAAAAATTTTTTTTAAACCCCCATAAATTTATAAGTAACTTAGAATACAAGCACAATAAAATAACAGAAGGACACATTCTGTACGCGTTACAAGACCTTGTCTGCCCGACAAGGTTTTGTGTTATGATGACTAAATATGATTATTAAAGATTGTAAAGTTTGTAATAAGAGTTTGGAATTCTTTAAGACTTACAAGTTATGTGCTAACCTAGGTTGTACAGAGTATAAAAAAAAACATAGGAGATATGATGTACAAGAAGACTATGAAAAAGAAAAGGTCAAGTTCCAAGAAGAAGAGTAAACGAGGCATGTATTAATGGCTGCTAAAAAAGGTTTATATTACAATATAAACAAAAGAAAAAAAGCAGGTACAAGTAGGTCAAAGAAAAAATCTACTATCTCACCTAAGGCGTATGCCAATATGAAGAAAGGTTTTCCTAAAAAGAAAAAATGAAAGTATTCACAGCTTCAGGTAAATTGTATAAAGGCTCACACCATAAAATGCCTAATGGACAAATTCATTCAGGAAAAAAACATAGTAAAAATAGTAAGCGTTTATATAAAACAAAGAAAAAATAATGGCAACATACCAAGGTAAATCAGTTAAGTTAAACTCACCTTCTTCTATAGGTAAAGGTGAACCAGGATTTGGTAGAAAAAAATCTAAAGTGTATGTAAGCAAAGGAGACAAAGTAGTCAAAGTAATGTTTGGCGACCCCAACATGGCTATACGAAAAAACAACCCAGGAGCTAGAAAATCTTTTAGAGCAAGACACAACTGTGATACTGCAACAGACAAGACCACAGCAAGATATTGGTCTTGCAAGGCATGGTAGATAAACAGTTATGTTACGCAGGTGGATGTCACAAAGTACTACCTGCTAAAGCAAGAAAGTTTTGTAGTGACCGATGTCGCAACAGAGTTAACAAACAAAAAGCTAGAGCTAAAGAAGCAGGTAAAGAATGGACACAAGTTGATGATAAACTTAATATACCTAGCAAGAAAAAAAATGTACAAACTCGTAGAGGTAAAGTATACGAAGATTTAAAAGAGTCTGGTTTAGCTGAAAATATTTTAAAAAAGAAAATGACCCTATCTGATGTAGCTCGTGTTTTAGAAACATCAGTTGCTGCAGTGTCTATGGCGTACAATGCCTACATAGAAGATTTAGAAACTATAGAGCAACAAAAAAACTGGGAACCTGTAACAGAAAAAGAAATAACTTTAGAAGGTTTTAAAGAATTTAGAGACAGGTACTTTCAGACAGAACAAGGCATAGCTTTTGAGACAGCAGACTTTCATATAGAATGGATTAAGTCTATTTTAAAAGCAATAGAAAATGGTCAACAACACATGATTCTCTCACCACCGAGACACGGTAAAACAGAACTACTTATACATTTTACTGTCTGGCTTATCTGTAATAATCCGAACATAAGAATATTGTGGGTTGGTGGTAACGAAGACATAGCTAAAAACTCTGTATCTTCTGTTATGGACCAATTAGAAAACAATGAATTATTAGTAGAAGAGATATGTGGACCAGGTGCAAAATTTAAACCACAAAACAGAAGTGGTAAAGCGTGGTCATCTACAGAGTTTACTGTAGGTACAAGAACTGTTACTGGTATTAAAAGTCCGACAATGGTAGGTATAGGTCGTGGTGGTAAAATTTTATCTCGTGACTGTGACATAATTATTGCAGATGACATTGAAGACCACAGTTCTACAATGCAACCTGCTTCAAGAGAAAATACTAGAAACTGGTGGACTACAACATTATCAAGTCGTAAAGAAGAACATACAGCTTTAGTGGTTATTGGTTCAAGACAACACTATGACGATTTATATTCACATCTTTTAGAAAACGAATCATGGATAACAACAGTAGAAGAAGCACATGATACAGGTTGTACTTTGCCTGACTGGGATGAAGAAGACCATATTGATTGTATGTTGTGGGCAAAGAAAAGAACTTACAAATGGTTAATGGATAGAAAACGAGGAGCAGAAACTACAGGAGGTAGAGCTATATACGAAATGGTATACCTTAATGTTGCTATGCCTGATGGTCTTGCTTTATTTGACAGAGTAGAAATAGAAGAGTGTAGAGACCAGAAAAGAGATATAGGTCATATACCTGCAGGAGTAAGATTAATTGCAGGACTTGACCCTGCTTCTACTGGTTATCAAGCTGCGTTTCTTTGGGCATACGATTCAGAAACAAATAAATTATCTATGGTAGATATGAATAACAGTTTAGGTGGTGGTATACCACAAGCACTAGATGTTATTAAAGAATGGTGGAAAAAATATAATTGTTCTCACTGGGTTATAGAGGAAAATGGTTTTCAGAAAGCAATACGACAAGATAGAAGCATAAGGGAATTTGCTTCTGCTCATGGTGTGTTTTTAGAAGGACATCAAACTCATAACAATAAATTCGACCCACTATATGGTGTTACAGCAATGAGACCAATGTTTCAAGAAAAAATAATTTCTTTGCCATATCTTAGCTTTGAAGCCCAAGAAAAGGTAAACTTATATACAAGTCAGTTAGTATATTTTAGTTCTGCTAAAAACAGAAGTAAGTCTATAGGTACAAAAACTGACATAGTAATGGCTAGTTGGTTTCCACTAAGAGCTATTAGGCGTATGCAAAAAGAACGGTTCGCAGAACTCGGTCATGATTATACTCCTAGCTTTTCTGGTTATGAACCTAGTAATATGGATGTAGATACATGGAGATAAAATGCCTTTAAATAACGATGAAATTTATGACAGAATAGATTATCTAAGAAGTATAAACAATGACGCTTCAGTCGATAGGTCTCGTATTAGAGATATTATGAATGGTGGCTCAGCTGCTGTTACAGCACTGCTTGGTAATAGCGTAGATGTTGAGTATCACGAATTACCTGCACCTAACTTATTCTTAACGGCATTAGAAAGGTTCGCACAAAAACTAGGTCGCAGCCCAGATTTAAAAGTAGATATAGTTAACGAAAAAGATTCAGAAAGAAGTAGAAAAAAATCTGAGAAACTAGAACGCATTGTAAATTCTTACGATGGTTTTCAAAAACTTAATATGCAATTACCACAAGTAGGTAGATGGCTACCTGGTTATGGTTTTGTTGTATGGGTTATAAATCATAAAAAAGATAAAGATGGTAATCCATATCCGTATGCACAATTAAGAGACCCTTTTACTTGTTTTCCTGGTAACTTTGGTAATGACCAACAACCAGATGAACTTGCAATTATATCTCGTGTGCCACACGACACACTAGCTAAACAGTATCCCAATGCAAAAAAATATATTTATGAGAAAGATGAAGATGGACAAGTTGACCCTTACTCAGTTTTATTAAGTACAGGTTCTAGAAATGGTAGTTGGTCTAACTCTACAGGTAATGGAAAAGTTGTTATTGAGTATATGAATGGTGATGGTACTTATGTTTATTTACCAGAAAACCGTAAGACAATAGATTTTATGCCTAATCCTTTAAGGTCAGGACCTTGTTTTGTTGTAGCCAAACGATATTCGTTTGACCAACTACAAAGCCAGTTCCAACATATAACAGGACTTATGGCTAACATGGCAAAAATAAATATTCTTGGAACTATTGCTATGGAAGACGCAGTGTTTACAGAAACAAATATAATTGGAGAAATAGAATCAGGTAAGTACCGTAAAGGTAGATTTGCTGTGAACTATTTAGCTCCAGGTTCTCAGGTGTCTAAGCCAGTCAATAATCTACCATATCAATTATTTCAACAAGTAG